TAGATACAAAGCTAGAGAGAGATACTCATTTGGGTTCTCTGACTGGAGAGGTATCTTTGGATCACCAGGAGCATAATCATTAAATTAATATGGCGGGACATAGTTCCGCCATATTTGAATTAGAAAGTAAGATAATGAAAAAATTCTTAATAAATATCTGGGCGTACGATCATCATGCAAAATTTCAAGTATTGTGTGAGGATGACCCTATTTCTCTAGAAAAATCAATCCTTGACAAATTAGGAGAAAAGAGTATTAATTGGGAAAAAACGGGAATGTTCGGCTCG